TCGATCCCCCGCCGACCGGCCCGGCGCCGGCGCCGCTTGTGCCAGCCGCGGCGTTCGTTCCGCCTGCACCGCCGCCATTGCCGCCCATGTACCAGGGCGACAGGAATGTGGCCAAAGCGCCAGGCGCGCCCTGGCCGAACGGCCCACCGCCGCCACCAACACCACCCACCGTAGCGCTCACCGGCGCAACCCCTGGCAGGCCGCCATTCAACGTAAACACGAAAGGAACGCCGGCAAGATTGGCGCCGGTGATGGTAGTCACACCACCGGCCGTCGCAATCACGCCACCGACCACGCCGGCAATGCCTGCCGCACCTACCACGATGGTCAGTGTGGATAGTGGCAACAGCGTGATCGGGTAGCCGGTCCAGTTAGCACCAGATCCACCACCGCCGCCGCCTGAAGCCTGCGTGCCGCTCTGCCAGCCTGACGCACCGCCGCCGCCGGCCGCGCAGGCATCGACAAATGCGCCGGTCACGCTAGGCGGCACGAGGAACGAATAGCTGCCGGCCACAGTGAACTCAACGAAGCGTATGCCGGTTTGAGGATAGGAGAGCGGCACCTACTACCACTCCTTCGCGACGAACGGGCCGCCGGTCACGGTGCCCAGCAGCGTGATCGCCGTCATCGAGGCCCCGCCGGGCTCGCTTTCGTAGTAGGCGCCGGGTGGCAGATACACCGAGCTATTGGCGGTCGGACTGGCCGAGCCGCCGAGGTCATCGAAATACATATCGGACGTAGATTTGTTCTGCAGACTCCACCCCATGCGCAGCGGGTTGGCCGCCATCAGCGTTTGCACCTGGCCACCCAACGCGATCAGGCCGCTGTGATCCGTCTTGGTCACGCCGGCCATACCCATGCCTCCCGCTTGATTGACTGCGACGACCCATTGCGTGGATGTGCCGTCGCTGTATGCGATGAACAGTTGCGACGACGCGCTGTCGAACCACATGGCGCCGTTGGCGAGTGCCGGCGGAATGTCACTGATAACCAGGGACGTGCCGCCAGGCGCTCCCGCTGCTCCAGGCGGCCCAGACGGTCCAGCCGGACCAGTTGCACCAGGAGGCCCTGGTGGCCCGACCCAGCGATCAGGATCAGGCGGCCCGGTGTCTGTTCCTGGGTAGTCCGAATAGTGGATCTTGTACGCCATCAGAAATACGTCCCCACCACGGTCTGCCCGCTGCTCGGCAACGCCACGTATCGGAAGATCGAGAGCATCGCCTCGGCGGTGTCCTTCGGGTCGGTGTCCATGCCGAACAGCGGCGCCAGCGCGTCGGCCGCCAGCGTGGCGTATGGGTCACTCAGCGGGTCGGGAATATCGAACACTGTCCAGCGTGCGATGCCGCGCATCACCAGGTCGTTGTGGACGCTCTGCACCGCCTGCTGGGCGTTGTCGTCGGCCGACAACACCATGGCGCCCTTGCGCACGCGCCCTTCCAGCAGCGCCACCACGGCTGGATCTATGGCCTTGCCGAAGCTCGACGCCGCATAGGCTGCCGCGAGCTTGGTGTATTCCTCGGCGAAGGCGCGCGGCATGGCGGTGCTGTCCCACCACACCACACCCTGCGCATCGAGCGAGGCATGCACCGAGGCCACCTTGTCGAGCATCAGCGCCTGGTCGGACGGCGACGGCGTTTCGTCGGACGCAATCACGCCCAGTTCCACCAGCGCCGCGGTGGCGAGCGTCGCGGCGGGTACCATCTCGGTAAGCGTAGGCGAGTCATCGAGCGGGACGACGCGCACGCCGAGCCGACGCAGCGCGACCTGAGCAATCGTCCCGACCGATACCGTCATGTCACGACGTGTGCGTTGCTGGGCGGCGCTGCCGTCGAGCCGGCGGCGTTGGTGGCCGTGACCACGCACGTCGCGCTCTTGCCGACATCACCGGCCTGCACTTCGTACGTCGCGGCATCGCTGCCCGCCGCCACGTCATCGAGCTTCCACGCATAGGCGTAGGACGTTGGCTCGCCGCCCCACGTCCCCATCGTGCAGTTGAGCGTCGTGCCGGTCTGCGTCACGGCGGGAACCGTGGTGTTGGTCGGCGCTCCCGGCGTTGCCGCGCCACCAGGCGGCGTCTCGGGATCGGTGGCCTCGCCGCTCGGATCGTGCGGGTTCAGCCCCATCTCGATATAGCCGGCGTCGCGGAGCAGGGTGTTCTCGGCGATCGTCGGATATACACCGACCGCCCCGGCGCGTGCCGCACTATCGACCGGCAGCACCACCTGCGCGCCGAGCGTACCGGCGATATCCTCCGGCGTCGGCGGTGGAATGTCGGCCGCCTTGGCGCCAGCCAGCACCGAAGGCGAGACAGCGGGGAAACGCCGACCACCCGGCGGCGGTGCAGCGGCGGCAGTGGGCTTGGGTGGCGGCGGCGCGTGCTCGCGCCGACCGGCGTGGGTCTCGTGTTTGTCGCTTGCCATATCGGGCTCCTTATGCGTCGGCCGGCGAGGACGACCAGATCACGAACGACCCGTTATCGACGGGTTTCGTCGTGTCCACGGTCGGATCGGTGCCGAAGCGAAGCTTCTGCACACCGCGGATTTCTTCCACGCCGACGCCCTGGAAGAAGCCATAATCACGAGTGTTGGTGATGACCTTCGTCCGCTGCGCCCACGCGATGCCGATGGCTTGCGCGCCGCAGAGATACGACGCTGCGGCATCACTGCCGGCGGTTCCGACACCGGCGAGCACTGGCAGCTCGGGGATTTCACGGATGATCATCCCGTCGTAGATGATGTCCCCAGCGGTAAACAGCGGATTGTCCGAGCCGCGATTCCACGCATACTGCAAGGCGTTGATGATCACCGGATCAAGCATCAGATCGCGGAAGCAGAGGGATGGTACGAACACCACGTACCATTCCTCGTCGTTGTTGATCCTGATCGGCCGGATCTTCGGCGTTGCGGTGCGCGCCATGCGCTTGGCGAGCGTGAGCTGCGCGGCGTTCATCTTGTCCGCCGTGGTATCCACGGTAAGCAGCGCCGTCGCATAGACGCCGGACACCGCGTTGCTCTTGGACGCGCCGAACAGCACTCGATCGGCGTTGTTCACCAGCCACGTATTGCGCTGCGCGGCCGATGCCGCCGCGTAGGACAGCGACACGTTGCCGTCGGCCGTGATCGAGCCGAGTGCGGTGATGATGTCTGTGCGGAGCTTGTTCGCCGCCCAGTTCTTCAGCACCGAGCGGCCGGCCTGCAGCAGGTCGATGACGGATTTCTGCTCGTCCCAGTCGGACACCGCCACCGCGTGGCGTAGCACGCTCACGGTGACGTTCAGGCTGCGAGCGTTAAGGATTTCCTCATTGCCCTCTAGGACAGTATTCCCAGTGACCCCAGCTCCGACGAGATTGCGGACGGTGGGGAATACTACAGTATCTCCTGGTTTGCGCGTGAGATCCGTCTGGAGCTGGATCATCGCGTCCATGCTCGTACCGAAGTACGGCGTGAACTGGTTTTCACGGAGATATTCGACCCAGAAGTCACTGCTCCATTGGATCGGTGTCAGGCCCGGTCTTGCCGGGGTAGCAATCATGTCGGCCACAGCCGAGCACTCCTATACTTGGGTTGATCTTTCTCCTTTCGTTGATCGCGCCCGTTATGCTCGGCGGCAGCCCACTTACGCCCGTTGGTTCGCCCGGCGGCGGCTGGGTCGGCACTTGCGCCCGATTGACCCCGGCGGCGGGTAGGCGGTAAGTTTGTGGTGTTCGAAGTCCGAGTTGTGCGCGCTTTGCGTGCGACTTTAGATGCCGCCGCTCCGCTAAGGGGTGGCGGCATCTTTCGTTTAGAACCGGCGGAACTGGCCGTTCGCCGACCGGCGGTTCTGTACGGGGGCAAGCACCTCTTCGAGGCTTGGCTCGCCCGTCCATGTGCTTGCTGTGCGTCCTGCGACGCTGCGCGCGGTGGCGAGCGACGGCTGCATCCCTGCGGCGGGTGATACCGGGGGCGGCTTCGCTGCCGCCTCGGCCTCCCACTTCGCCCGCGCCTCGGCCTCAATGCGTGCCCGGTACGCGGAGGGGTCGTCGCCGACCTCACGCAGATGCCGCAGCCGGTCCACCTCGCGCGTCATCCACGCATACGGGTTGGTCTGGCTGTAGAGCTTGCCGAACAGCGTCTGATCGCGCTGGGCGAGCTGCTTGAACTCGTTCACGTACTCGTTGAGCTTCTCGTCGCCGATCTTCTCGCGTAGCCGTTCCTCGGAGTTGTTCAGCCGCTCGTTGAGCAGCACCTGCTGCAACCGCGCGGTGAAGCCGACGGGATCTTGCGCCGGGTCGATCGGCGCCAGCGGCGGCATCTGCTCGGGCTGCGGCTGACGCGCCTGCTCCTGCTGGGCTTTGTAGGCTGCGAGCTCACCCTCGAGGCGCGCCGCCTTCTCTTTCCAGTCTTGGCGCTTCCGCCGCTCGTCCTCGTAGGCACGGCGCGGGATGACCGGCTCGCCGTCGAGCGCTTGCGGCGGCTCTGCGTCGTCCTCAGGGGGCTTGGGCTCTGGCTGGGTCTTTGCCTCGGCCTTGGGCTCCGGCGCCTCCTGGCGTGGCTCTGGGGCCTCGCGCGGGGCGGGTTCCGGGGTTGCCCCCTGCGTCTCGGACGCAAGGAAGCTGTCGAGTTGCTCGTTAGCCATATTCGTGTCCTGCTTGGGGTATGTCCGAACTGATCGACAAAATGACAGAGTTGCTCGAAGAGCACTTCGCTGACGAGCGCTGCACCGCTGCAGAATTAGACATGGATCTCATTCACGCGCTGGTGTCACTTTCCGCTGCGATAATTGCCAATGATCCAGCCAACATCCCCAAGCGCCGTGCACTTTTCAACGAGATGCTGAACAAAGGAATCTACGAGTTAACCAGCAGGCGCCGGCGTTAAGGCGCGATATGCATGCTCCGACACCACGAGCGGGCGCCACGGGCACGTCTCGCCTGAACGGATTGCGGGGTTCGCAGCAAATTAAGCATATCGACCTGCACCCGAACTGCTCTGGGTGTTCTGCCCAAGGTGCTGGCGATGTCCTTAATATCCCATCCCATCACGCAATAGAGCATTTCCAGCCTGTCGTAGTCGTCCACCCATAACCGACGCACTGGCAAGAATTAT